ATGTTCACGTTCATAAATATTTAGGACCTAAAAATCCGTTAGAAGGAACTGCTGATCAACCAATATATGATGTAATAAAAGAAACAAATATTCAAGATTTATTATTCTTAGAAAACCGTGATCGTAAGTACGAGCAAGAAATTTATCGTATTCGTGGTCATTATCAACTTCAAAATCTTAATTTTAACCTAAGTCAGTTTGGTCTATTTATTGATAACGATACAGTGTTTATGACTGTACACATTAATGACATAATCACTACAATTGGTCGTAAACCACTTGCCGGCGATGTTATGGAATTGCCACATCTAAAAGATGATTTTGCATTAAACGACTTAGATTTAAGCATGCCTAGGTTCTTTGTTATTGAAGAGGTTGATCGTCCTAGTGAAGGCTACAGTGCCACGTGGTATCCTCATTTATATAGATTAAAACTTAAAAAACTTACAGATAGTCAACAATATGCCGATATCCTTGATCAACCTGCGGGCGAAGATGCTAATTATGCATTGCGTGAATTGTTAAGTACCCGAACTAAAGAACTTGAAATTAGCGATGCAATTGTAAAACAAGCAGAACTTGATTCTCCAATGAGCGGATTTCAAGTTAGACATTTCTATACATTAGCAATTGATCCCGATACAGGTCATACACTGTTGACTACAGTAGATTCAGACGAAATTACTGCAAGTCATTCTGGTCAAGTAATTGACGGTTTAACAAATTTAAACGCATCTAGTCGTAATGCAATGCCATTGCGCACCGGGTATACTGGTTATTTGTTCGGTGACGGATTTCCACCAAATGGCTATGTATTTGGACAAGGGATTCGTTTTCCGCAAGAAGTTGCAAAAGATGATTACTTTTTAAGACTTGACTTTTTACCAAACAGATTATTTAAGTTTAATGGCCAACGATGGTTAAAGGTTGAAGATAATGTACGCATGACTATGACTAATACCAATACTAGACAAACATTAAAAACTAGTTTTGTTAACAATACTAAATTTATGTACACAGACGAAGTTGGTACTGATTATGTACGATTAACTAACGATGCAGCGGTAATTAATACAAATATTGATTTTAGTATTCCTGCAATTTATGTTGTATTAAAATTAGAAACTGTTAGATTAGACTTTGCGGTTGCAGAATATACTAATATAGTCGAGTCGTATGATGTAGATGGCGTTGCAAAGATTAAAATTAACTTACCTATTGTAAATGATGAGCAAGTTGTAATACCGTATAGTGGTGCATGGCGAGTTAGTTTGTATAATCATAGAGAATCAGAACGTCAAAGTTTATCAACGGCACTTAAACCAAAAGCAGATTTGTAATTTTATACTGCAATAAATACTGGAACAGGAGAATGTATGCAACATTTTTATGACGGTGCCATAAGACGGTACGTCACACAGACAATTAGATTTTTTAGTGAATTTACTGTAAGATACAGTGACGGCACATTGCATCGTATACCAGTAGCGTATGGCGATGCTGATAGACAAGCTGCAACTATAATTAGACAAAATTCAGAGAATACAGTTAATTCAATACCACGAATTAGTGTTTACATCCATGGATTAGAATTAGACAAAGATCGACTATCAGATTCAACATTTGTTAGTAAAAAGAATATTAGAGAACGGGATATAGTTGGATCTGAATATAATTCCGGACCAGGTCGTAATTATACAATTGAACGGTTAATGCCAACTCCTTTTAAATTAACTATGAAAGTTGATATATGGACTGCAAATACTGACCAAAAATTACAAATTATGGAACAGATTTTAATGTTCTTTAATCCAAGTATAGAACTACAAACTACTGACAATTATGTAGATTGGACTAGTATAACTGTATTAAATTTAACTAGCATCAATTGGTCAAGTAAGGCAGTGCCTGTTGGTACTGATACACCAATTGACATTGGTACGCTAACAGTTGATACTCCAATATGGATTAGTCCTCCAGTAAAAGTTAAACAGCTTGGCGTTATTACAAAAATTATTACAGGTATACACGATGCAAATTCACCGTATATTTCAGGATTTGGGTCTGACTACGATGTTGCAGATAATCAGCCGTCAACATTACTAACTGAAATAGTTACTGTGTTAGAAGATTTTACAATTGAAGCATATAACAGTCAATTAACGTTATATGATTCTAATGTATCCGATTTAAACAACAATACGTCGTACGATATGCCAGAGCCCGCATCGCCGCCATTAAAGTGGCCGCAGTTATTAGATATGTTCCCTGATAAGTTTATTTCAGGAGTAAGTAGAGTATTCTTAATTCAAGACAACGGAAATGAAATTAACGGTACTGTGTCTACAGACGAGTTTGATGAAACAATTTTACATGTAAATTGGGATAGAGATACGCTCAATTCAAATACAGGAATTGACAGTGTTGGAAACTTAGATACTGATGTTGCGTATAATCCAAACAATAATAGATCAAATAGTCCAGGGTCGTTTGATGCAATCATAAATCCGTTAACACATAATCCGCGTGATCCGTTAAACAAAGGAACTGATCAACTACCTTCAATTGGGTTAAGATATTTGTTAATAGAAGATATTGGAAGTATTGTAAACGAAGACGGTGCAGATGCATGGAAAGGTATTAACGACGCCGAGTTAGTTGCACATGCAAATGATATTATTGAATGGTCTGGAACTAGATGGAACGTAATTTTTGATTCTCAAAATGAATTTGATACTATAATTTGGCAAACTAACACGTACACAGGTATACAATACAGGTGGAATGGAGTTGCATGGGTTAAGAGTTTTGAAGGAATTTATAAGGTGGGTAAATGGCGATTGGAACTGTAAAAGATCAAATCATCTGTAGTGGTGCGTTAATGTATTCTCGTGCTACACACCGCTTCTTACTGATACAAAAGTCTTCAGGTAAACATCAAGGAACTTGGGGGTTAGTAGGCGGAACTAACCTTGTTAACGAAAATCCGTGGCAAGGTCTTACAAGAGAAATTGAAGAAGAAATTGGATTTCTTCCAGACATTAAAAAAACACTACCGTTAGAAAAGTTTGTATCTAACGATAGTGTCTTTAATTTTCATACATATTTTTGTTTAGTTGAAAATGAATTTGTACCAACTTTAAGCGATGAACATATTGCTTGGGGTTGGTTTGATATTAACGTTCTTCCTAAACCTATACACCGCGGCTTAAATCTTAGCTTGCGTAACAAAGTCATTCAAACTAAGATTCAAACACTCATCGATATTATCGATAGTATCTAAGCCTGCGCTTCACCCCAACGTAATACTAAGTTAGCTGTAATTGGTGTACCAGATACCTTGTACACATTAATAGCTAACACGTCTGGGCCATTTGGATATGTTCCTCTTCCGCCCAGTGTAGTATTAGTCAACTCTTTCAAATCTCTTAAATCTAACGCTGCAGTAGCACCCGGTGCTGCAATAAATGAAAATACAGTTTCACCCGGCAATGCGTACGGCGGTTGCCCAAATGTAAACGCAATTGTTGCACCTGTAGTAACACCAGTATTTGAAGTTTGGGTAAATGTTACTTTATAATAATTTGTTACACCAAATGTTAATAGAGTTGATATGGTTTGAATCCTTGTACCAGCTGGGAACTTGGTATCAGTAGCTGATACAGATTGGCCAACAGTTGCACCTAATGCAACCCACGATGCTTGTGTAAAATATAAGAAGTTAGTGTTTGTTAATGTGCCCCCTAGTGATATCCCAATGCTTATATTTGGATTGATATTTCCAGATGATTGCTGTGAAGTAGTAACGAAATAATATTGTCCTTGATTAGTTGCGCCAGTGATAGTCGTACCTGCAGGAAAATTAGTAGTTAAGGTTGCTCCAACAATTGCTCCAGAACTTGTCCACGATGCCGATGTAATATACATAAATGACTGGCTACCTGTACCATATAGTGTAGTTATTGTTGTAGTCATTGTTGCACTAGTAGTTGCAGTTGCAGTAGTTTGAGTAGCGCCTGTTGACCAACTTACAGAACCACCCGGTGCAATCTGAGCAAAACTCGGTTGTCCACCTTGTGCAAGACCGGCTAAACCACCCCATGTAATGTTAGCAGGATCAGTTGGATAGTTTTGAGGATTTAATACGCCTTCAACAACAATACCACCGGTTCCTGTATCAGATGTTACTTCAAGCGTTTGTAATAATAACTGCGCACGATTTAATAATTCTCTATCACCTAAGTCGCCTATAATAGCGTTTGATACGCTCGGTGCTAATCGAATTAAAAACGCAGTTGCTTTAGTAGTAGATACGCTAATACCAGTAGATGCGTAGTTAAAAATGTACCCGCGATCAGTATCAAAGTTACCGTCGGTCATCATAGCCGACCCCCAATGACTAATAATAGGACTAATTGACGTACTTACTAATATTACTCCAGTATTGTATTCATGTGTTGCTGCAGGTCCTGCTGTAAATGTACGTTGTGCCCCCCCAGTAAATAATACCTGAGGTGCTGCACGCGTACACCCAATTAAATTATTGTTTGATTTTCCACTAAAGTTAATTAACTCGTTATCAATATAAACTAATCCTGCTTCATTAGGAAAATTAGTTGCATCGGCTAATGGTATAGTAGTTTGGCTTGCTGTGATTGAAGAAAGCAATTTACTTTTTGCGCTTTCATTAACAACTTCATATCGAACTGCTTGGTTACCTGTACGCATATATGCTTCGGTATTAACGTTTGAGTTTCTAATTCTGTGGAAGAAAATAAAGTTACCGTCACTTCCTCTTAACATATAATCAATAAAACCCACAGCGTACCATGACCATTGCATACCAATCATTTGCATTTTTGTAATATCAAGGTTAAATCCGCTTGGACCAGTCCCATCTAATTTGTCAATGTTAAATTGCGATTGAGGAGTAATATATTCCTGAACTAAACATAATTTAGCTTGTACTGCGTTTGATGCACCACGATAATCCGGATTAACTGTCATTTGAGTCTGACTAATAACTTTTGTAACAATATGGGTCATACCTTTAATAACAATACGATCGCCTGCAATTACTTGATCTCTATATCGAGAATTTGTTCCAATAATTAAATTAGTATCACGTGCAAGGTTAGCAACCCCTGCTAATTGTAACGTACTTGTCCGTTTACCAACTGCAAAAGTTTGTCCATCATACTGCATAAAAATGCCATTCTGATCATCAAATGTCCCTGCTCTTACTGTAGAACCGTGCCATTTTAAAATTGACATAACTGCCGCAGTAGTAATCTCAGCAGTTGCTCTTGCTAATACAGTTTGGGCTTGTACTCTAAATACACGTTCTGATATTACGTCAGTAACTGTGTATACCCCATTAAATCCCATTGTGTCAATATTTGAAATTTTAACAACACCACCAATTTGGCAACCATGATCAACATCATCCATAGTAATTGTGATAACTGAACCGATAGTAATTCCAGTCGATACTGCAGTTTGAATATTAAAACTTGGAGCAAATAATGCACCTGTACAATAGTTAATACCTTTACCTGATTGGTAACGAATATACTTCTTACTCATACGAATTGCTTGAGCACCGTGTTGCGGACCGCCTGTGCTTAACATTACGCCGCCGTCGTATGGTCTATGAATAAAATAACTATCTGATCGAGTGTATATAATGCCAGTTAATGCAGTACCGGTATCGATTGTTCCAGAAGCACGAGAAGTAAATCGTAGGCTTGTCGGTGTTGGCACAGATTCAACATAAGATGGACCTTTAGCAAACGAATGATTTGTACCGGTACTAGTAATATCAACTGATATCGAAGCTCCTGGTACTAATCCGTGATTATATAAAAACGTAACTTCGATAACTCCGATTGCTGATGCAGAAAGAGTAACTCCGTTTGCAATAGTATTAGACGTTAACTCACTAATAGTTATTGCTGAATAGAACGGTAACGTAACACCGGTAACCGAGGTACCTAAAATAGTAGCTGAGGTAATTGTGTTGTTAGTTACTCCTGTAACAAGTATAGTTGCATCGTTTGCAGAAGTTGCTCCGCCAATACTGGTTCCTAGTATTAGTATTTGATCTCCAACAAAGTACCCAATACCTGGATCATTAATAGTTAATGAATATGCACTATTTGATCTAGTAATATTAAATTGCGCATTTGTACCCGCAGCAGCAACATTTGTCCCGCTCAACGTACCAAACACTGCATTACTAGTAACAGGAACGCCAATAAGTGAATATGTAACAATCCCCCCATCTACATTAATACTATCAACAGTAATAACTAAATCATTATCCGGACTTAGTCCGTCTAAGCTTATACCTAAAATAGTTAAAGTTTCGCTAACTAAAAACCCAGTTCCTGATTGATTTATTAGCAATCCGTAACCTGCATTTGACCGTGTTACATCAAAAGTTGCTCCTGCTCCAGACACTGAAGTAGTAGTATTTGGAGTAACATTTGTATATGATCCGTTGCCTGAGATACTAGTTCCAGATACAGAAATTGTTTGAATAACCCCTGCTAATATTGTTGATACTGTAATAGTTAAATCGTTTAAAGGAGTAGCACCTCCTACTGATGTACCTAAAATTACAATTCGATTTCCTTCAATGTAACCAGTTCCGCCGTCGATAACAGTAGCTTGATATTCACCGTCTACACGGCTTACGTTAAATGTAGCACTTGCTGTAGTAACTAGTATATTAGTGCCGGATATATTTGAGTAAGTTGCAGTATTCCCTAACCGTGCAGTAACAATTGGACCAGTAAGACTAACTGTGTTTGCGGATACATTACTAACAAAGATTGCAGTACCTGCGCCGTTATCAATTGCCATTCCTTCTAATACACCAGATGCCGACGTTAACACAACTACCGTATCGTTTATACTAACACTTGTTTCTATGTTTGCAGTTAATGCAATGCCACCTGGACCTACAACACCTGCGACTTGAGATCCGGATGTAAGAGATGCTGACCCTGATAGTGGCGCGCCTACAGCCGGCGGAGTTCCGGTAAATGCAAGCTGATCAGATCCTACTGTAGTTATGAATTGAGTAGTTAATGTAGTAGTTGATCCGTTACTATATACAGCAAATGTCGGAGTTCCGATTGCTGAGCCTGTATAGAAACTTCCTTTTCTTAATTGTGTATATGTTGTTGCAAGAACTTGACCATTAGTTGACCCAACTTTAGATACGGCATAATATGTAAAGCTTGTAGTTGTTGGAACTGTGTTAATTAAAAACGTGCCTTCTGCTCTCGAAAAACCAGAAATACTATTTGCTAATGCTTTAATTGTAAATGGCATTCCTACAGTAAAACCATGAGGTGAGCTTGTTGTTACCGTAATTGTTGATTCGCCAGTTCCGCCTGTTCCTGCACTAGCGTCTGTTGTAACATTTAATACCGGAGTATCGGTGCCAGGCACTTCGTATACTGATGGATACCCTCTACTAATACCAATAGCTTGCCATTTAGTAGGTTGTAATCCGTATTCAAAGTCAGCGTCAAGCATAGATTGCGGTTGAGCAACACGTTGACGTTCAATCGCATCAGTACCATAATCATACGGACGAGTTCGTTGTTCTTTAGCTTCTACAAAAATTTGAATGTCATCTGCAACCGATCCGGTTGATGTGTCTACGCCTAAAATTAAGGTAGTTACATGGTCAGTAGTTTGTCTAAATGATGGAAAATCTTCTTCTGTATAAAAATCGTTACTAACATATCCATCGTCAATAAACACACTGCCGCCTATTGACGGATCACTAAAGTTATATAAAATTTGATTAGACGTTGTATTTGTGATTAACAATATCGAATCTAATTTATACTTGCCTTGTAGTTTAATAGTAGTTACACCAGTAGTTAACGCTGGCATACTTGTTAATCCGTTAGTAAGCACACCTAAAAATTCGTTTGATAATGACGTTATTCTTGCCGAACTACCTGATTCTGCAATAGTTAATCCGTTAGTTACTATATCAATAGTCGTTTGCAACGGTGTATACGCAGTTTGAGTAAACACAGTGTTAATTACTAAATCTCTTAAAAAGGTCTGTGCAGTAATCTCAGGTTGTCTATCGCCTACAATTTGAGGAATAACTCCATTCCAAAATTTAGACGACACGTATCTAGTTTTAAAATTGCCGCCGTATCTTAAATCATATAGATAGGCATCTAATAACATACCAATATCACGATCGCAACGTGACTGATTGTATGCATATCCTGCAAACTTTCTTAACGAATAAGTTATTGGTGGTAATACAGATAAGCCATTTGGAATTGAATTAGTTAACAAATCTCGTAATGAATTTATACGATTTGGAACAGCTGCTTCGCCTGCAGTACCTGTTATGTTTTGTGTAGAAGTTACTGGACTTTGTTGGCTTGTGTACGCAGTCTTTGGTAAAATAAAGTTTGTAATTATTGTAAATATTTGAGTAAACCCTGCAATCTCTTGTGTAGGAGATATTAACTGAGCTGCACCACCTTGCCACATATTTTTACAAATATCAATAGTTTGTTCATTGCCACCGTATCTAATGTCATAAATAAGCGCATCTATGAGATAACTAGTATCACGTCTACAAGATGCCACGCTATAAGTATATCCTACAAATGGAGAAATATTATTAGTTACACGATATGCAACCCACGCAATAATTTCATCAATAATAAATGCTTTATTATTAGTTAATAATGTAACTGCATTTGGGTATAAGTTTGATGCAGTATCTACTGCAATCTGTGCATTAATATATGCTTTTGTTTCTGCTTTTAAAAATTCTTTATTTGTTGATAATAGAGAATACGCATTTGGATAAGCATTACTGCTACTCGAAACACCGGGTAAAAAAACGTAATTTTGTATTCTTTGTTTTGCCATTTATATCTCCGTTATGATCCAAGAGCAATAGCCATTGCTGAAATTCTTGTATCGACATATTGTTTTGTTGTTGCATCTGTGTTATTAGATGGAGTTGTTGTAATTGATAAGGTGGTAAATTTTCCTGTACCAGGAGTTGTATACCCTATATTTACATGATTAATTGCACCTACAGTAGTGGGATTGATATTTAACGTTCCTGTATTTGTTAGATTAGTTGCTGATACACTCGTTGCTGATAAAGTTAATGTAGTTAACGCAGTAAAAGATGCATTGTCAGCTGCTAAATCTGTAAATGATCCAGCTGCTGCAACATTGTTACCAATTGTAATATTATTTAAGGTTCCAGTCGTGCCTGCAGTTATACTAACTGTTCCAGTCGATGATACAGATAATGTACCGCCAGATACCGATGTGTTCCCGTTAACTGTTAATTGTGTTAATGTACCTACTCTTGTTAAACTACTGTTTACATACATGCTTGGTAATGTACCAGATGACGATGATATAGACACACCGTTTATTTTAAATGCACCGGCAATGTTAACATTTCCGTATACATCGACTGCAAAACCAGGACTTACAAATCCTAATTCAGAGCGTAAAGGTTTTTGACTTATTGACATATTTTTTCCATGTTGTTATAAATTACCAGTATTAGTTGAAGGGAATGATCTGTTTGGTCCCCAAATTATTCTAACTGCGCCGCTTGCGCCTGGTCCGCCGCTGTATCCAGAACCGCCGCCTCCACCAAACAAGCCGCCTGCTTGATACGATCCGCCTCCGCTTCCGTCGACTGTAGAACCGCCGCCTGACCCTCCGCCGCCTGTAACTGACCCCGACGGGCCTTCGCCGTAAATTCCAACCCCACCCCCACCTGGGCCACCGCTCCCGTTTCGACCACCTGCGCCGCCTCCTCCCGGAGGGGCAACCGAGCCACCGGCACCGCCGTTACCGGAATAACCGCCTGCCCCTCCACCACCGCCGTCAACAGTTACAAGTCCATTACCGCCATTACCGCCGAATCCAACGTTACCGGAAGATGTTGAAACACCGGCTACTGCTCCACCACCGCCACCGCCAGTTGCTATTACAGATGATACGTTGAATGAACTAGTACCACCAGCTCCTCCGTTTGGGTTACCAGTAGTTAAGTAGTTAGTTCCGCCTGCGCCGACTACAACAGTATACGCATTACCTGGAACTACTGGTATATTGTTAGCATATCTTAAATTGCCGCCTGCAGACCCATTCCAATTAGCAGAATTACCGTACCCTCCACCGCCACCGCCCCCGACACACACAACACATACAGATGTAACGCCAATTGGCGCTGTCCAAAAATACGTGCCGGCAGATGCATATGCCTGTTGGCCAACAGCAGACGGTAACGAACCAGTAGTAGAAACCCAAAACGTAGTTGATTTTAATGAACACAATAATGTCATAGTTTATCCAAAATTTGCCGAACGTGAACCAAACAATGTCCATGCATTACTTCGTCTTATAAATGTAAAAGCCCATATATCAGTTTTACTTGCAGTGCCAGCTGGCAATGAAGATCCCGACCATAATATTGTTTGCGATACGCCGGCTATTGTAACCGATGAAATTTTATAAGCAGTACTGCCTTGTGGCACAATAATATTAAGTGTAATCGATTTACCATTTACTGTATTAGGTAAATTTGCAAAATTTGCAATCCAATCTACAGCTGGACTAGTAGAATGATAAAATATTGATGATGCTGCATAATCGTAATTAACAGTCGATGCACTAGTAACATCAACTACAGTTTCTCTTGTTGAAGTTACATCTAATATTCCACTAACTGATACTGTAGCTGCAGATACACTGCCGGTAAATGTTGATGTCCCATTAAATGATGCTAATCCATTTACAGTTAGTGTACTCAATGAACCTAACGCAGTAATATTAGGTTGAGCTCCGGCAGCTAATGTACCAGTTAATGTAGTAGCATATACATTCTGCCATAACATTCCAGATGTGCCTAATGTTAGCGCATTGTTTACTGATGGTGTAATGATCTTATTTGATTGCCAACTTGATGTAGAATGATCCCAGTTCAATGATGCAAGAGCGCCTGCAATAGTAATACCTGATCCATTTGCAAGTTGAGATGTTGTTGCACCTTGTGCTAATGTAATATTGTAATCAGCAATAGTTAATGCAGTAGAATTTACAGATGTAGTAGACCCGTTAATTATTAAATTACCATTAACTGTTAAATTTGATAATATAGTATTTCCGGAAACAGTTAACGTATTAAGTGTACTATCACCAGACACATCTAAACTACTTAGTATACCTGTAGCTGATAATGAAATTGTATTAGTTAATGTAGATGCAGTTATTGCAACGCCGTTACTTGCAGAAAATCTTATAGAATCATTTGGATCTGATGCGGTTATAACTGTACTACCAACAGTAACAGTTTTAAAAAGATCAACAACTGAACTAAATGTTATTGACTTTGATGTATTATTAGTAGTAATATTAATACCGTTACCAGTTAAAAATGTGATTTCATCAGATGCTGCAGCTGCTGTTACATTTTCTTGCGAAAGTACTGCAATAGTTCCAAATGAATGAGCATTATCAATCGGATCTAACGCACTTCCGCCGGACGATGTTCCAGGAACTACAGTAGGTTTACCAAGTTGACTAATTGTTTCGGCATAAGTTGCTGTAAAAATTACTTTTGCTCCGTCAAATGCACTACTTGCAGAAGACGCAGTTAAATATAATTTACTAGCTGTTACAGTAGCTGATAAGGTTATAAGTTCGTCTTGTATACTTGTACGACCGTAGATTGTAAAACTTGCATGTTCCGGTCGTGCTATTACTAATACCTGCATTGTTTCTTTCTGATTTGAATCAAATTCCACAGTGATGAGGTAGTTAGCACTTGAAAAATCGCCAACAAACCAACTGTCAATTAACGTATCGGCATACACTCGCGTCCATGGTCTACCAAAAGATGGATACCGATGATTTAATCGAAATGTGTTGTTTGGACCTCTTAAAAAATCTGTCATAATAGTTCTCGTTTTGTATATTTATCTAACTCAAAACTATTGACTTATGGTTTGTTTTCTGCTAAAATACTATAGTAATCAAAAATAAGGAGTACACATGACAGAAAGAGCAAAAGCGTTTTTTATCAATGGAGGAGCAGGTAGAGTAATCTGTTCTATACCAGCATTAGAAAAATACGCAGAAGAAGTTAGTAAAGATTTTATTATAGTATGCGAAGGCGGCACTGACTTTTATAAAGGCCATCCGTTATTACACGAACGTGCGTACGATCATTGGCACAAAAATTTATTTGAAGATAAACTTATTAATATGGATTTAGTATCTCCAGAACCATATCGTATTTGGGAATATTATAATCAAAAATGTTCAATTGCGCAAGCATATGATATTGCAATTAACAATAAAGGCGTTAGAACATTACAAAAACCAACAATGCGGTTATCAAATGACGAAATGCTTACAGGTTATTTTGCAATTAAAGAAGTTAAAGAAAAAACTAAAAAAGACAAAGTAGTTGTGTTTCAACCATTTGGTCGTGGCGTAACTAACAAGGACGGTGTTATATATGATGCATCTGGACGTAGTTTTGAAAGTACTCATTTACTGAATATTGTTAAAAAATTACAGAAAAATTTTGCAGTAGTAGTAATGGCAGAATTTGGTATTGAATTTGCTAAACATGGTTGTAAAGACGTAGTTGCAATGCCACAAAACATTGATCTACGTAAATGGGCAGGCATTATTGCAAATGCAGACTACTTCTTAGGTTGTGATTCTGTAGGACAACATTTAGCATATTCGTTAGATAAACCAGCTACTATTGTAGTAGGATCAACATTCTCAATTAACGTTTCCTATCCGGATTATGATAAGTTTGATGTTTTAGATATGGGTGGAGATATTAGACGATACAGTCCGATTAGAATAACAATGGATGAAGTTGCTGATCGAGGTAATGACGGTATTATGATAATGAATGATAAAATTGAAGATGCAATTGTTGATTCTGTAATAAAAGGTAGTAGAAAATTTAAAAATCCAGTTAATACAACAGTAGCAATTGAATCATCTGCTGCTCCAACTTCAGCTTGCTGCCCAAAATAATATGAAAAGAATATTTGCATTTGGATGTAGTTATACTTGCTACTCCTGGCCTACATGGGCTAATTTTTTAGACTTAGAATTTGACGAAGTGCATAATTGGGGGTTATCCGGTATTGGAAACCAAGCAATTGCTGAACGAATTTCAGAAGCAAATGCTAAATTTCAATTTACAAAAGATGATATTGTAATTGTCCAATGGTCATCTCATTTAAGAAACGATTGGTGGCATCAAGAAAGTATGCCAGAACGAGTTGACGGCTGGAAAACATACGGTAGTATCTTCAATTATCATAATGTAAAATTATATGATAAAAAATGGGTTAACACGTTTTTTTACGAACCTGCATATTTTATGCATACTTTAAACTTTATTTCAATGACTCAAGGGTTACTAAAATCAACAGGATGCCAATGGTATATGACAAGTATTAGTGATATTCGTAATTTAGGTTCTAATATGAGAGATAAAGAAGATTATGGTGAAAAAACTGAGTTAACTAAAAACGCTCTTAAACATGCAACAGGGTACGTTGGATGGGCAATTTTACCTGATTTACAGGTATATGAAAAACCAATATGGGAAGATCACAAAGATCATTGGTTAATGCCATTTGAAGAATTTTGTCAAACCTGCTTAGAATTAACTTATGAGTTCGTTGCATCCGATGGTTCTAAATTTCCTGACTTACACCCGTCAGCAAGGCAACATTTGTTATGGTTAAAAAGTGAATTATCAGAAAAAATATCGTTATCAGAAAACTTTTTTAATTCTGTAGGTTTATTAGTTGACTACATTGATCAGCAACACCAAAAATATAGAACTAATCGATATGCATTTGATTTTTCACTTGCAAATAAAGAAAAATTTCCACCCGAAGCTGCTAAATTAACGTGGCCCGGATCACCGCAAGGATTTTAAAAAATGAATTTAATAAACAAAGATATTTGGATTGCAGGCATCGCTAGAGGACATAATAGTAGTGTATGCTTAACTAAAAACGGTGAAATTGTTTTTAGTATTGAAGAAGAACGAGTTAGTCGTAATAAGTATGACGGCGGGCCGTTTGCTGCATTTTTAAAAATTTTAGATTATACCGATAGATTAGATTTTATTGTAATTGCACATACTCAAAAATTATCAGATACTGCTGGAAGAGTTGATTTTACTGGTGAAGATATTTATACTGGTCTTGCAAGAAAGTTAGGATTAATTAGTCGTACTGAGAATATGTATCAACACCCTCAAGTGATTGATCTAAGTCATTATCATCATAAATTGCATGCTGCATGTGCATTTTATAGATCTGGATTTAGAGAAGCAACTGCAGTAATTGTAGACGGTGCAGGTACGTTTATTACATTAACTTCAAACAATGGTGAACAAATGACTGGTTGGGAAACTGAATCAGTTTTTGACTGTGCATATCCTACATGGTTTAAAACTGTGTATAAACATATTGGTGTTAGAGGTCCGTTACCAGGTGCATTAGTTACAGAGTTTGATAGCGGAATGTATGAAGAACCGGAATCTACCCATGAAGCATTAATTACTGATCGAGCAGGCATTACAAAAGTTTATGAAGCAGTAACACAATATTGCGGATGGTCATCTATTGAAGCTGGTAAAACTATGGGATTAGCTCCGTATGGTAAAGCAACTGATAAAATTCCTAAATTATTTGATGATACTTCTATTGCAGCATTAGCAAATAGAAATATTATTGTTCCAACATATCCAAATGGCGCATCTGTAAACTATATGTTGTACGATTATCTTAATGATTTGCCAGAAACTGATGTTACATTAAATGATAATAGAAGAGATTTAGCATGGGCATGCCAGTCTGAAACACAACAGCAAGTATTAGATTTAATTCGATCAGCTGTTAAGAAAACTGGTCAAAAGCAAGTAGTGTTAAGTGGGGGTTATGGATTAAATTGCGTAGCAAATTATTCATACTTAGACCAATTAGCAGAAGAAGGTATTAAATTATATGTTGAACCAATTAGTAATGATGCAGGAACTGCAATAGGTGCAGCATTATTAGTGTTTAACAGAAAATATCCTCACATGCATGTTGATCATACTAAAAACAGATTATATCTTGGATTTGAATACAATTATACAGATGACGATTTGCAAAAATATGTTAACTGGTATGGAGCTGAAATATTAGATGCCGATAATAGTACAGTAGTTGATTTGCTTTTAAATAAAAATATCGTTGCAATGTTCCAAGGAAGATCTGAAAATGGACCTCGTGCATTAGGTAACAGATCATTAATGTTTAATCCAACATATGAAGATGGAAAAGACTTTGTTAATCAAATTAAAAACAGAGAATACTTTAGACCGTTTGCCGGTTCAATCTTACAAGAGCATGTTCATGAATGGTTTGATTTAAAAGGAATGGAAGACAGTCCTTATATGATGTATGCTGTAAATTGCCAACCGGGTGTTAAAGAAAAAATTCCAAGTATTATTCATGTTGATGATACTTGCAGAATTCAAACAGTAACTTCTGAACAAAATTATCATTATTACAATTTAATTAATGACTTTTATGAAAAGACAGGAGTTCCAATATTATTTAACACTAGTTTTAATCTAGGTGGAGATCCCTTAGTAGAAACTTTAGACGATGCAGTGCATACGTTATACCATAGTAAAATTGAATATGTTTATCTTCCAGAATTACAAAAAATAATCAAAGTTGCTAACTAATAAAAAAGGAGCTATTAGCTCCTTTTTTAATGACTGTTAATTTGGTGGATTAATTGGTTGGATTTTCCACGGATCAACCGGTGGAATAGTTGAACCACTTGACGCACCGTATGTTTGCGGTAAATCACGCAATCCTTGTCGATACGCTACCCAGTTAGATAACACCGCAGCTGGCATATCTGGCAATTCATTATAATCAGAACCATCTAATAAATGATTCCGCCATTGTCTAATACCATCCCATGTTATATGTGGTTGTTTCCACGGAAGTGGAGTTACAAACGTAGAATTTTCAACATCGTACGTAATGTCTAATAATTCATATGTATGGTCAGGTGGTGGACATAATGGACGAGTATACGTATTACCACACGGCAATTCTTCGGTATATTGTTCTAAAGTTGCATAATCGGGCAGTTCATCTGCACCAACTAATGTTGCTATAATTGGATCAACTGTAGGATCAATTTCTATTCGATATTGATCTAATGGAACTGGTATTTCTCCGCCTTTATCATCTTCAGTTAAAAAATTTCCAACAATTTTATTAGTTTCTTTGTCTAAAAAAATCCAAATTTTATCTGGACCATTATATGTCCAAGTTGCAACTTTACCGAGTATATTAGTTTGTGCTAAGTAATCATCCGGTAAGTCGTATGTAAATGTATGTGTAATTTTATTCATATTATTATCCGTAAGTAATTGATACTAGCCCGCCTGCGCCCCATCCGCCGTAACAGCAAACGTTTCCAGAAACATTTGCGTTCCATCCGCCGCCGCCTGGAAAATACGGAGTCCATGTGCCACCACCCCCCATTGGTCCGCAACCTCCCGGTCCTGCCCACGCACCGGATCCGGTTGATGCCGCAAGAGCAGAAAATTGCTGTGATTTGAAATAACAAAATGTATTTTGTATTGCCGAACCAGTATAACCAGCAGCACACACATCTCCACCAGTTGCTATTGCACAACATCCGGATACATTACAAATATAACAACTTCCAAATGCAAAACATTGTGTACATCCGCCGCTACCCCCTGCACCGCAGAAATTTGATAAGCCGTATCCTGTCACATACGAAGTTGATCCAGTACAACCTGTTAGTGATTGAGAACATCCGGTACTGCTAGCAGCGCATATAGTATATTGGCAACCGGCTAACTTACCAGAAATTGTTTTTTTCGCATACCCACCGGCGCCACCGCCTGGTCCGTATTGACAACAACATGCCATACCGCCACCGCCTCCTCCACCCCATAATTCAAATATTATATTAGTAGTACCAGCTGGTGCTGTCCATAAACAGCAGCATCCGCCATTTGCCCCTGACATTGATGTATTATACACTAATAGTTCAATTGGGTAATTTGGTACAAGGGTAGTTGTTGCAGTATATGCTAGTGATCTTAAATTTGACATATTATTCCTTTATCTGTATGTTATTTTTATCATGCCACCGGCTCCCCATTGTCCCCAACAACAGGCGCCACCATGTACTGATGAAGTTGCTCCAGCGCCGGCTGGAAATAATGGAGGAGTGTCTCCCATCATCTGACATCCACTAAGCAGACCGCAGCTGTCACGTGACACTCGAACACCGCTTGATTTATAAGGAGCACCTGGAACATAATGCCAGTGCTCAAATGCACATGAACCTCCGCCGTGGTCGCTTGCAAAATGTCCACACATACTTAATGAGCCGCCGCACGTTGTACCAGTTACACAACTTAATGATGGATAGCATCCTCCATTAGCTATAAAGCACTGAGACTGACCACCACATCCGCCGCTTGCACACAAACATACTGGATACGTTGCAGATGCATTACATACGTACGACGGATACCCACATACGCCACAACACGTTGTTGAACAACATCCAGATCCGGCTGCACAGATTGTATAAACCTCACCAGGATTTACTCGAGTATATTTTCTTGTATATGATCCCGATGCTCCTGCTTGAAAAGGCTGTTGACAACAACATGCCCCGGCGCCGCTGCCGCCGCCTCCCCATACGTCAAACAGTGCCCACGTAGCGCCTGTGGGCACTGTCCATCCGCAACAAATGCCACCGTTTGTAACAGATGTTGTATTAGTATTGTACACATACAATACAGATAACTGTGTTACACCACCAATTGAAATAGAATACCTACTATCGGGAAATAATGTAGTTAAACTTGCCATTATGTACTCCCAGTAGTTGGTTCTCCAACTCTAAAAACAGGAGGCTCTGATCCCGGATGATGTGGAAATGGAACTTTCCATGGATCAATATCTTTAAACACTGTTGGCAAGTCTCTTAACGTTTGACGAAATTCTTCCCATTCAATTTTTTTATTTTCAGGTGCTTGTACATATTGAAGATCTGACCATGATAAGCAATTATTACGTTGATCACTAATGTCATCCCACGATACATGTGGTTGTTTCCATGGATACGGTTTAACAAATTTACTTTTTTTAGTATCATACGTAATTTCAGTTAACTCGTATGTATGATCAGGCGGAATCGGATCCGGATGACCATACACTGCACCGTTAGGTAATTCTTCGGTAGTATGCGGCAATGATCCGTAATCCCATTCGTTATGAATTAAACTTGCAATATCTGGATTTACTGTTGCATCTACTAACACTTTAATTTGTCCGTCTGGGGTAGGTACATCTGCACCCTCATCTCGTTCAGTATAATGAAATCTACTACTAATTTTATTAGTAGAACTGTCAATAAAAATCCAAAGCTTGTCAGGACCTTTATACGTCCATTCTGCTTTTCTTTTTAATTTATTTGTTTGGTATAAATATTGGTCGGCAATATCATATGTAAACGTTTTTTCTATATTTGTATTTTCTGCCATACTATATCCTCTTTATCCGTATGTAATTAAAACCATTCCAGGTGTACCCCAACTTCCCCAACAACAAGCGCCACCACATCCGAGACCGTTTGCACCGCCGCCGCCGGGCCATGATGTTGCATTAGACGGTGATGCACACCATTTCATACAACCTGATCCTGCATACCCAACCGAACAGTCATCTTGCCCGTGTCTAGTATTTGGTGCATATTGATAAGTACCCGACAAAAATGGAAAATTATGGTTTGCACAATAGCTACTATGTTTGGATCCTTGAGTCATACTTGGATATTGCATATCTCCAAGACCACAACACCCGCAAACTCTACCACCACAGTTAATTCCTTGATAGCTTGCTTGTGACATCATCCAACAACCGGTAGTACCGCCTACTCCTCCACTAGCACACGCAACCATAGAACCTGCAGTGTTTGTAACATAACTAGGAAACCCACATGTGCCGCAACAGTTTGGTGAACAACAACCTGACATACCAACACAAATATTATAAAATGCGCAGCCGCATGTTTGAATAGTTTTTACTACGTACATACCATTGCCGGATGCCATGCATGATCCCATACAACAACACCCACCAGCGCCGTCTCCGCCGGACCCGTATACTTCAAATGTAGCCCAAGTTGTACCTGACGGCACTATCCAGCAACAGCAAGTGTTTCCGGTTGTAACACCAACCCCTTCTCTGCCGTTCATAATCATTAATTGTTTAGGCGCATACGATGCAAAAACTGGTGGAACAATTAACGATAAATCTCGTAAATTTGCCATTCACTGCTCCTTACTTGCCAGCAATAATCCAACCATTTGATACTGTATAAAGTAGTGTAATGGATGCATTATTAATGTTTAATATTAAATTTTCTGCTAAATTTTGTATATTTGCAGCACCGCTTCGTGCTACAGTAACGTTACTTGATCCAAATACTCCAGTAACATCGAGTATTTGAATTGTATCACCATCAATGCAAGTTGCACTATTTGGTAATGTAATTGTAAAACCGCCGGCTGTACAGATAATTCTATCATTTACCTGTGCAGTGTATGTAGTACTTACTGATCTATTTACTGCACCTGCGGTCCCTGTTGTTGTTATATATCTTCCCATTTAAATGTCCTCGTTAGTGTATTTATGACGTTGGGGTCTCAATTCCGTATGCAACTGCATTTACGTTTGCTGTACTTGATCTAACTAAAATAGTTTTAGTTGCATCAAGTACTAACCCTGTTCGTTCAAGTACACCCTTTGGTAGCAATTCAGTGTCATACTCAATAAATTCAGAAGCACCGATTGTTGTTGTTGATGTAGATAAACCAATTCTCACAGTAACCGAAACGTTACTTCTATTTACTATCGATACTGTTGCTACTGTGAAAGTCCCAGCAGGAACAGTATACAATAACGTATCTGTTCCTGCTACAAGATTCACTGCGCCTAATCTTCCTGTTGCCATATTTGTTTTTCCTTGTTAAGATAATAAGAAGTTCATTGCTAGCGGTGATCCAGATACACCGCCTATGAAATTCATAGTGTTTGCTACATTGATCTGTACACCCGTTGTTGTTGAAATAGTGTTGCCTGCAATATACACAACACCTGCGGTTATTGTATTTACGTTCAGAGAACTACCACCTCCACCGATTTGGCTACTAATATATGATTTAATAGCTTTTTGTGTTGGTATTACATTATCGCTATTTGCTGTAAAATACGGATCAGTTGAAAATGAAGTAATAGTAGCACTTGTGCCGCCTAATGTTACTGAACCTAATGTTAACTGATTTAACCCTGCGATGTTAAATGCATCTGCATTCAATGTTGCAACACCAGTTGATTGTTGTACTGAGAACAAATTACCTACCGTAAAGTTACCATCTTGGTCAGTGCTTGTATAGAATACCCGTCCGCCGCCAAATGCCACAGTTTGTTTTTCTGAATCAACTGCTAATGCAGGTGCACCAGGGAAGTTAGTGCTTGGAAAATTACCAGTTCCAATATTTAAAAAGTCGTGTCCTGTTAATCGAACTTGACTATATTGAATTCGCATAGTTACAATAACTCCGTGTGCTGGCGCATTTGCAATTGGTACTGCAGGACTTAGCTGTAGTGTGGCGTTATATGGGGATTGCCCTCCGCCAGTCCCCATATAATTCAATACTGCAACCAATTTATAATAAGTTGGATCCCCAGTAAATACAACATTTGAACCTGGAATCGGAGCTGATGCTAAACCTGAAATATTAACATAATTTCCTGGTTGGAACATATCAGCATATCCGTTACCAATTACGCTTGCAGATGCAACTGAATACTGGGTTCCTCTATTATTAAATGTCGGGTTTGCTAATACACCTACCCCTGTTCTTACTTGCCATGTAAATGGAGAGGTTACGTTTGAGTCAGTTACAGTTACAATTGGTATTGCATTGTAACCGCTTCCAGGTTCAACAATTCTAAATTCTGATATAGAACCTGACGATACTTTAACACGACCTTGAGCCGTTGCACCAGTAACAATATTGTTAGCAGTCGTAGTTGCACTTGATAACGCTGCCCAAATTGGAGTACTATTTGGATTACCAAATGATACAGTAGGCCAAGATGTTGATGTTAATAACGTTCTGCTAATCCATGCAATTCCATCTTCTGACGATGCAGCAATAGTTGTAGTACCGGTTGCTACTGCAAAGAATACACCTTGTCCGTATTTTACTTGTGTCCATGCTTGCGATGCTGGCAACGGCTGACTTGAGTACCATGTGATACCATTTAACGAATATGCAGCAATAGTACTTCCACTTGCAATTGCTACAAATTTACCATTACCATACGTAACACTTTTCCACGTTGCAGCAACTGGTAATGCTGCAGGTGTCCATGAAGTTCCGTCATTAATTGAATATGCAGCAGATGTGCCACCACTTGCAATTGCTACCCATGTACCTGCTCCATATGCAACACTAGTCCACGTAGTAGGCGTAGGTAATGCACCAGTTGATGTCCATACAGTAGCATTTGATGTAATATTAGCAGTAGCTGATCCGGATAACACTGCAATGTATCTATTATTGCCGTATGCAACATCTGACCAATTACCTGTTGTTGATAACGATCCTGCACTTGACCATGTTGCGCCGCCATCTACACTTTTTGCAGTATTTAATGATCCGTTTTGTACTGCAACCCATGTACCTACTCCGCTTAATGTACCATAAGTTACTGCAGTCCATGACGAACTAACTGGAAGAGCTCCTCCTGTGACCCAATTAGTACCATCAACACTATATTGAGTTAATGTACCTGAACCTGCGATTGCAACATAATTACCGCCAGCTCCTAAACCGTTATATGTAAAGTTACTAATAACACCGTTTACAACGTTATTTACAGTAATCGTTAAGTTGTTTAATGGAGCAGCTCCGCCTAAACTCGTACCTAATATAGTTAATACATTGTCTTTAACATAATTAATACCGCCTGCATTTAAAGTAACTGCATATGATACACCAGTTTTAACTATATTAAATGTTGCACTTGTACCAGCACCCCCAGTCGGTGATACTGCTGTATACGTAGTATTAATATCCCCGTAAATTGAATCAATCCATGCAGCATTTTGTTGTGTTACTGACGTTGCAGAATAACCAGGACTTGCAAATTGTACTCTTGGTTCAATTATATACGATGAGGTAGTATCTAACGCTGCTAGAATTGGAGTACCTGATACCACATGATCCCATCCTGCAGCATTTAAAGTCATTGTACTTGCAGTTATTGTCGATAAAGTAACTGCTGATCCTCCAACGCTTGTGCTAACTGAAAATTGAGTTGATGTAAATCCTGTAGAAATTACATAGTACACTGTTCCAACTGCTAATCCACCAATTGCAGTTCCGGTAAATATAACCGGCATGTTAACATATAATGTAGCAGTACTCGGAACTGTGATTAGATTTGAAGTAACAGTCGTTCCGGTTGCAACTATTGCACTGAAACTTTCTTTTGCAACCATTGCTACTTTAGATCCTGAATTATATCTTACAATATAGCCGTATTGTCCTGTTCCTAAACCACTAGTTATTTGAATGCTCATTCCAATATATGTTGAATTAATTGCCAAATCAACTGCAGCAATGGTTATTGATGTAGTATTGCCTGACTGTCCAGTGTTAGCAGATGTTACATAATTTTCACCATTTGATAACAATTTTGTTTCAAACACTGCGTTATCTCTAAATTCGTTAGCAACTGATACTGCACCGTAACCTGTTCCACTAAATGAAAATGTAGCAGTATTGTACTTTGTACCAGCATTTAAGAATTCAACTCTGTAAATTCTATCAACTGCGTTAGTTATTACATTAGTAATAAGTGCTTGGTTAGCATAATTGTTAACCGTTGCAATCAATGGAGTTTCATAAATATCAACACCTTCAGCAACTGTGCCATACGTACCATACGAGCTGTTACCATTAGTAGCACGAATTTTACCGCCGTTCTCAGCTAAGTATCCCATATATCCGTAGTACGAAAACACAGATACTAATTCAGTTAATGATTGTGAACCAGTACACCAAACACCAATACCGTCACTTAAAATTTGAGTAAAGTCGTTTGCTACAACAGAACGGTTTCCGCCACTGTGTATAGTTCCATCAATCTTTAACCCAATACACCCTGTACCAAATGTTGTAACATTTTGAATATACGGTGACCGTGATGTAATCCAGGTACGTCTATCATTTGGTCCCCAACCTGGGTCTAAACTAACATATGCGCCAGCAGTTGGACGTTTTGTACCATAGCTATTTACAGGTCCTAAAGTGCCAGTTAATCCCTGTACTGTTAAATTCCTAATACCTGTTGAATTTCTAACATAGAACATATCAGATAACAGAGAACCAGATACTGCAGTTGAATAACACGCTGCACTCCATTGAGATGAATAATTTCCAATATTAATAATGTCATTAGCAACTGAAGTTACTAAAATTTTCATATCTCTTGCACACGAAATTGGATCATAAACATAAGAAACAATCATAGATCCAGTACCAGTAGTTAAGGTTTCTGCAGATCCACCTACTGTAGATGAAATTTTAAACGAAACTCCGTTAACTACTGTATGAATATAATAGTTAACACTTAAATTAATTCCACCAAATATTGATCCAGTAAATGTAATTTTGTCTCCGGCTACCATCCAACTGGTGCTTGTACATGTGAATGTAGTAGTTGAACTTGCAGTAACAGTAGTATTAAATGTATTAATATACGCAACTGATTCAGCTGCAAGAAAATCAGCATTTGCAAGCAACTGATATGCGCCATTAATTGCGTCATTACTTGCATTTGTAAAGTTGCTGCCTGCATTTGGAACACTTGTTCCGCTCATATTTGCAATAACATCTGTCCACAATGCATTAGCAAGTGCTGCTGATCCCGATGCTGCAATATATTTTGCAGTATATTTTAAGAACGTTATCATTCCTAAAGTTGCAGATTTTTGTCCTGATAATACAATTTGTGCCGACGCTACTGCTCTGTAATACGACATGCCAGTTTGACATGATAAGAAATTACTTCCAAACATCATATCATACCCAATTGCGTCAATCATATATCCAACATCTCGCGAACACGTAGTTTGATTAAACAATAATGTTGCATTATGCGCTTTAACATACGCTAGACAATCAAGTTGTATTTGTGATTTTGCTGCTTGTAATGCAGTATTTGCTGCAACTAGACCGCTAGCAACCCAACTTGTTGTTGGTGCAAGTAATGTTGGTGTAATTCCGGTGTTTATAGTATTATAAATTTCTTGAATACGATCTTGTGCAAATGTACCAGCATTCGTCGAACCTCCCGAACCACTAACATCTTGCGTAGTAGTGTTTCCGGTAGTTCTAGTAATCGCAGTGCCTTGTGCAATGCTTGCGATAATTGTTTTAATTCTATCTTGAACAGCCAATGCTGCAGGTTTTTCAGTAATTAATTCAACAAAATTATTATTGCTATAATATGATCTTGCAACAATTGTTGTAGCTAAATTACAAGGAATAAGAGTAGTCCCGTATGTTAAATCGTAGTATACTGCATCAACAATATAGCCAATATCACGCGTACATGATGCTTGACCTGCTGGACCTAACATAGTCCATATTGAACTGTAATTAAGTACCATAAATGCAGTAACTTCATCTTTTAAAAATTGTTTGTTAGCATTAATTAATCGTCTAGCATTTAAAAATCCAGTATTATAACTTGTTGGGTCGGTGTATGTATAAGGAGGTGCTGACACTGTACCGCCATTGAGAATTGTGTACATTACATCGGCATTTTCCGATACTGCAGTTACTGCAGACGTACTACCGACAGATCCTGCTGGCAAATGCACATCTTGAGAAACTGTAACCTGATACGGCGATGCAACTGTAGTGTTTGATATAATATCTGACGTAATTGATTGAATATATGTAACTGCTGAAATTGATTTTGCAATATCGTTACTTGCAATTAACGACGGGGACGGTCTAATATTTGTTGATCGTAATTCGTCTCCAATAATTGACGTATTATCTGGAACAATAATTGGAAGTGTTTCATAGTAAATCCCTGTTTTAACAAAAATAGAATAAGTTGTACTAACAACCGCCGGAATATTTGTACTTACACCGGCAGTAATTGCTGCTGTGATAACACCTACTAAATTTGATAACAATGTAACTACGCCAGGTTCAACAGGTTTAAGATTATTTGAAACTCTTGTTACTGTTGCTTGATATGAAGTATTTGGTGAAGTACTTGCAATTACTGAATTAATAACAGACAACATATAGTTATATCCAGCAACATCTTGGCTTGATTGGGTACCTAATACAGTGTAACTTCCGGATACATACGATTGAGCAACTTCTACAACTTTAGCATTGCCACCATGCGATAAGTCATAAGCTAACGCATCAACTACATAGCCAATATCACGCTCACATTTACTTTCATTATAAGTAAATGCTGATGTAAATGGTAGTGTATTATTAGTTATTTGTGAATTAATCCATCCAATAACTTCTTTTTGAATATATGCCCGGTTATTTGTTAAGAAATATTTTGCATTTGGATTTAATGGTCCGTTTGTAACTTGTTCAGCTGCATATCTAACAGTTAACCACGGACGATCTAAAGTTGCGCCATAACTTGGTGCTGGATTATTTAAGCCAGTCTGCCCAACATAATAAATTTGATCAATAACACCAAAATATCCCCACGATGGTAGTAACGTTGGTGAAACTTTTAACACCTGACCAGGGTCACCGATTGCTAATCGTGTAGGACCACTTTGACTCATGTATGGTATATCACCAGCTGTTGTTAACACCGAGTCTTGCGCACCCGCAGCAATCACATTCCAGTACTGTCCTGATACATCAACATCCGGTCTGTTACCACTTGCACTTGTATGTGCTAAAATACAAATATAACTGTTTGGTCCAACACTTATAGTATCGCCTAACACATAGTTAACACTAGTATCCCATGTTGCTGCATAGCCAGTTGCTGTAATAGTAGCAATTGCATTACCCGAAACAGTAGCAACAGTAATTAACACGTCATTAAACGGTGATAACCCGCCAACTTGTGTACCTAATATCTTAATGGTTGTATTTGCAGCATATCCAGTACCACCTGCATTTTTAGTAACAGTGTAAGAAGTACCAATTGTACTAACATCAAATGTTGCAGAGCTGCCAGCAGCTGTTATGTTTGTACCTGCTAATGCAGTATATGTCTTATTAGTATTTGCCCATTTTACCCCTGAGTTTAATCTTGACCAATAAGTAACATTTGGTGGTTGATTGTTAGATGCAGAAGTGTGATCAGCTGTAACTACGTAAGTGTACGCACCATTTCGTAAAACATCACCAACTAAATATGATTGCCCAGATGCCCAATCTCCAATAAACGAAAATCCGGTTGTAAATAAAGACCAATCACTTGCGTTAGCAGTAGGAGTTTTATTTGAATTATTAGTTTTACTAATATATGAATAACCACCGTACCCAACAATATCTCCAGGCTGATAAAGTGTTGCGTTATCCCATGAATCTTCATAAGTTAACCCTTCAACAAATCTTGCCCAGTTTGATTCTTCAAATAGTGTAGATGATGTATGGTATGTTGTACATATCCAAACATCGGCACCGTAGTTTACTAAGTCATTAACTGTATAACGAACAGAACTTCCACTCCATTGACCTAAATAATTAACACCTTTATGGAAATAATCCCATTTACCTTGATCATTTTCAAGACCTAACGTAGCGGTTGCTGCAGAAGTATGACCAGCATTACACACATATGTCTGTCCTCCATACTTTACAACATCATTTACTTTATATCTTGTTGATACTGTCCAATCAGTTAACCATGTAAAACCATCAGTAAATAAATCCCATTTACCTTGATCATTTTCAAGACCCAGCGCAGATGTTGCTGCAGAAGTATGACCAGCATTACACACATAATTTCTACCACTATATTTTACAACATCATTCTTTTTATATCTTGTTGATACTGTCCAAGTTGATTTCCAATCAAAGCTAGTTGCATATAATGTCCAATTGCTTTGATTTGCTTCAAGGCCTAATACAAGAGTTGCTGCAGAGTTGTGACTATTATTACAGATATATACAATTCCACCATATTTTACTAAATCATTTAAATTGTAATATGTGTTAACTGTCCAGTTTGATCTCCATGTAGTACCGTCAGATACTTGATTCCATTTTGTAGGAATACCGGTTAAATCAGTTGTAAACAAAACAGAGCTAGTATGCCCTGCTATACAAACGTATGCTTTACCACCGTTTCTAACAACATCATCTCGTAGATAAGATGTGGATGGAGTCCACTCATCTTTCCATATGAATCGTATTCTACCTAGTTTAAATTCAGCCATTCAATGCTCCAAAATTCTTTATTATATTTATTCATTTGATATTACTAATTTTCAATATTTAGTCAGTAGATCCAGGTGATTGCATAAAATATTGCAATGCTAACATAGTACCGGCAATCCCGCCTGTGAAATTAACATTGTTATTCATTACAATAGTATCGTTTGACGATGAAAAAATGCGTTGCGGGCCGATACCGACTGTACCAGCAGTTAAAATAGACGTCATTGCATTTGCACCACCGCTACTAATTAGTCTAGCCAAATAAGATTTAATAGCTTTTTGTGTAGGGACAATGTTATCACTATTTGCAGTAAAGTAAGAGTCGGTTGAAAATTGCGTAATTGTAACAGTGTTTTGTCCAATTTGCACGCCGCCTAATGTAATTTGATTTAATCCTGCTAGGTTAAATAAATCTGCCGAAATTGTAACAATACCAGTTGCTTGTTGTACTGCAAATTGCCCACCTACTTTAAAGTTACCGTCTTGATCAGTTGCAGTTACAAATACCCGTCCTTGATTATTTTCTTGAACTTGATATGCCTGTAATGCTAACGTAATATCAGTATTAGGAAAATTAGTCGATTCTTTATTACCGGTTCCAATTAACAAAAAGTCGTGACCAGTTAACCGAACTTGACTGTATTTTTGTCTAATTTCAACTGCAGTGGCATGAACCGGAGCAGTCATTCTAGTAAGTGCAGGTGCAATTTGAAAATAATAAGTACCTGTTGAAATTAGAGTAATGTTAACAATTTTAAATTGTGTTGAGTTTCCGGAAATTGCAATACTAGCTCCTGGACTAGGTGCTGCGTCCAACCCGCTAACATAAACATATTTAGAAATACTTGGAATATCTGCAAATCCGTTACCGCTAATTGTACAACTTGTAGTTGAAGTTTGATAATTATTTCCTCGATTTGTAAAAGAAGGATTCCCTAAGACACCGTCTGCAGTTCTACAATTTACAATTACTGTTGTTATGGCATCTGGTGCAGTAAGAGTTACTACTGCAGATCCTAATGTGTACGCAAACATATTAGCAGACGCAACCGTTTGAGTTAAACTTATAGTGTAGTTAACTGCATTAAATGTAACTGTTAGACTTGGCGAACCATTAATTTGTCCATTTTCAACTGTGTATTTTGTTCCAGTTATCAATGTAGAAGATTGACTAACAGTTGTATTGATTAACCATGTACTATTGATCCCTGCTCCTGCTATATTTGAAACAATAAACACTTCTGCAGGTATAGCGCCACCGGTTAACACCATGCCTGCAGAAATAACTCCAGAAGTCATTCCAGTTACAGTTAGCGTAGTTCCGGTTATTGATCCAGTAAATACTGCAGTGATTGTTCCTGTAATAGTTGTACCGGAACTTGCTGCTCCGTTATCGATTACCATGCCAAACGTAACAGTTCCTGAAACTATTGAAACAATAGTTAAAGATGTATTTGATATAAACCCAGTAAATACTGCATTATTTACTGTAGTAATAGACGTATTAGCAGATATATTACCTCGACCGCCGCCTAAAAACAAGCCTGCAGCAAGAGCACCTGATATTACATAAGTAACAGATAATGTTGTATTAGAGATAGAACCAACAAATTGCACTACAGTTGGAGTTAGTGAATATCCGCTGCCAGGTTCCCAAATATTAATGCTACCAATTTTTCCGGATGCAATTACTGCTCTACCAAACGATTGAGCACCTGCTAGTATTTGTCTACCTGCAGATGAACCGGCGGTTGCTACTGCAATGAATTGTCTTAATGATGATGGATTTCCAAATGCAACCGCTGACCATTGATTAGATGCTAAAATACTTCGAGTAATCCATACTATTCCGTCTTGTGTTGTAGCAATTGTATTTGTTCCGGTTGCAACTGCAACAAACACACCTTGCCCGTATGCAATAGATGTCCACGCTGCTGCAGTTAACACAGCAGATGCTACCCAAGTAATACCATCTAATGAATAAACAACTGATGTTCCTGAAGTTGCAATAGCAATAAATCTACCATTACCATATGTAATGCTTGCCCATGTTGCAGTTGTTGGTAATGTTACGCTAGTCCAAGTTGTTCCATTAGTTGAATATGCAGCTGCATTTGTACTACCACTAGCAAACGATACATACGTGCTAGCACCGTATGCAATTTTTCCAGATTGTATGCCAGTAGCAGCTACAGGAGCCCATGATACACCATTAGATGATACTAATAATTCAGTAGTACTATAACTCACAACTACAAATGTAGTACCAACTGCAATTACATTTGAATACGATGCGCCTGTTGAAAAAGTACCCGAGTCCCATGTAATACCGTCATTTGAGAATGCGTATGATGTAGTAGTTGCATTTACAGAGACAAATATTCCATTTGTATATGCTACCGTTGGGGATATTAAACTTGGGAAATTTGATCCTACAGACCATGTTGTACCGTCAGTTGAATATGCTGCATTTGAAAACGATGCAACGCTTACAAATTTGCCATTGCCATATACCACACCTGTCCAAGATGCAGCCGGTAAAGTAACTGCAGTTGATGAGTATAACGGTGTTGAAAATGTAACACGAGGTTCAATATTGTATACAGTAGTAGCATCAAGTTCTGATAAAATTACAGTACCCGGAATCATGTGATTCCACCCAATTAATCCCGTTTGTTCGTTATATACCGTTGCAACTTTTCCAATTTCGTCATATGCCTGAATATACCCGTATTGTCCAACACCGGTTCCGCTAGTTAATACAATTCGCATGCCTATATAATTTACAGCAAGATTAGTGTCATTTGACGCAATTGTAATTGTAGTTGCATCACCGGTTTGTGCATGGTTGCTTGCTGTAGAATACCCGTCGCCACCTGCAGATATTTCTGTTCCATATATTTTATTTTCAAAGATTGCGCGATCTCTAAATTCATCAGCAACTGCAATTGCTCCAGTACCGGAACCTGCAAACGAATATGCCGCTGCTGTATAATTTTGCCCAGCTGTTAAATATTCTAATAATATAATTTTATTTTGAGATTCACCTGCAACTACTGACGCAACTTGTGCTTCTTGTGTTCTATTATTAATAGTTCCTAATTGAGGAGTTTCTGATAAATCGTACCCTTCCGCAACCGTACCGTAGTTACCATATGAACTATTACCATTAGTAGCACGGATTCTACCACCATTTTCTGCTAAATATCCAATATGTCCATAATATGAAAACACAGATACTAATTCAACTAATGCGTTAGATCCGGTACACCAAACGCCAATTCCGTCACTTAATACTTGTGTAAAATCGTTTGCTACAATAGATTTATTCCCACCACCGTGTAAATTTCCATCAATTTTTAAACCAACACAACCCACACCAAAGTTTGTAACATTTTGAATATACGGCGATCTTGTAGTAATCCAAGTTGATGAATCAGCCGGTCCTGCACCACCATCTAAACTAACATAAGCACCTGCAGATGGACGTTTTGTTAAATATTGATTAGCTGGTCCTAATGTTCCAGATAATCCTTTTAATGACATATTTCTTATACCAGTGCCATTTCGTACTCTAAACATATCAACTAATTCATTGCCAATAGCCGGATGTACAATGGTACTATGAAGTTCATCACCTACTAATGCAGTATCAGCAGGAACAATAATTGGTGTATTTTCATAATATGTACCAGTTTTAATAAAAATAGTTGCATCTAACCCGCCGGTAATTTTAGGTATATTTGAAGTTGTTTGTGTAGTTAGTGCGTTAATTAATATGTTTGATAATGTTGTTATTAAGTTGTTAATTCCTAGTTCAGGAGGATATGATGGATTAATAACTTGTAATGCAGGAACAGTTACTCCGTTTAACAATTGATAACTTTGCAAAGGTGCAGAGTTTGAAACTGCGTCTTGAATCAATGATATCATTTTTGTTAATGCTGCAATAATATACGGCATGTCATTTGCAACGTCTGTATTAAAGAATAAATTAGTACCTGGTTGAAAATATGCGTATGTATTAGTAACTAGTTGGCTATTACCGCCGCGAGATATATCATAAGATAATGCATTAAAGATAATACTTGCATCTCGAATTGTTTTAGATTGATCAATTACAGAACTAACAGTAAATGGACTAATATTATTAGCTTTTTGATATAACATCCATTGATACATCTCTGCAAGTACCCATGCTCTATTTGAAGTTAATAAAAAATTTGCATTTTGATTTTGTGTACCAGCTTTAACAAAATCACAAGCATATTTAATAGTCTTAAATGGTAGATCTAACGTTTTACCATAAGATGGATCATCAACTCCTGATGGTGATACGTAGTATATGTAACCAATTTCTCCAAAACCGCCAAAATATGGTAATATTTCTGATTTAAACAATTGACTTGTTTGGCCAATTCCTGTTCTTATATTTTCATCTAAGTTATAAGAAACTGTATCGCCTGCGTATGTTAATGGATTGCGTGGATCACCATCTATTACTCGTTCCCAATAAGTGTTATCAATTGACGGTTTGATTAAATTTAATGCAATATGCGCTAAAATGCAACGGTACAATGTAGATGCATAATCAACAATGTCACCGACTGCATAAGCTGTTGACACTACCCATACTTTATGCCATTCGTCCCCCGGTACAACTAATGTCCACACTGAATTAGTTGTGGGTTCTTGCGAGGAAGTGTTAGCATTTGCTACATATAATCTACCGTTACGACGAACAAGATCACCAGTTTTAAATGTAGTAACATTATCCCAATTACCAACAACTTTAAATCCAATTGTTAATAATCTCCAGTCAAGTAGATGACCGTATGGGATAACATTAAGATTGTGATTAAGACAAGTATAACTATATCCGCCGTATCTTACAATATCTCCCGGAACATATTGTGTAATATCAGTCCATTGATCAACATATTCGTTACCTGGGATATAAATTGCCCAGTTATTTGGATCAAATGTAGAAACTGAAGTATGGCCTGCTGTACAAATCCATACATTTGCACCATATTTTACAGTGTCGTTTAATTTATATCGAACTGCTAATGCAAAAATACCTTTATGATCAATACCAGCATGAATAACAGTCCATTTTTCTATATCAGCTTCAAGACCTAACGCATCTGTTGCAGCTGCAGCATGACCGGTAACACAAGAGTAAACAATACCGCCATATCTAACAGTACTATTAATTTCATATCGTGCTCCGGGTATCCAATTTGATTGCCAATTTTCTGAGGTTGATACAACATCCCATTTAGCAATATCTGGTGTAACACCGGTTGAAATAGTAGATGCTGACACATGCGTAGTATTACACCGATATAAATTTCCTGATATTTTTACAATATCATTAACTTTATAGTTAGTTAATGGTAGCCACGCATTCCCCCATTTTTCAGCAATTGCGTATATTACCCATTTGCTTAATGTGTATTCTAATCCTAATGGATCACTAGTATGTGATTCGTTACATACATAGATTAAACTTCCGTATCTAACAATGTCACCTAAATTATACAACGTGCTTCCAGTCCAGTTATTTCTAAATTCATAACCGTCAAACCATAGTACCCATTTTGGTTTAGGAATATCTGGTTCTGATGCAGTATCTACGTAGTTAAGGTCTGTATAAAAATTAGAACTTGAAGTGTGGCCAACTAAACAGACATATGATTTGCCGCCGTATCGGACAATATCGTCCTTTCTAAATAAAGTAGCAGCTATCCAATCTCCTACCCATGAAAATCTAATTCTTTCTAATTTAAACTCAGCCATTTTTTACCTCATAATTATGTAAATTCATTTGTTATATACCGGTTGGATACTGATATGCCGAATACATTCTTACTACTAAATTTCCAGTGTCATCAATAAAGTAAAACAAGTTGCAATCATCCCATCTGTATTGTTCATATTGTAAATTATCAAACACTAATTCGTGATGTACATCTCGTCCTTCAAAAAAATCCACACCTTGTGCAAATTCGTTGTAGTTTTCGTCCATAGCACCTGAATAATTGATTGCTACAATTTCGTTATCTGTTAATTGATTTACACGGGTAAAATATAATTCCCCGTCGTCTGTTCTGCGTAATGCATAGAAATATCTAGAATTAGTTCCTAATAATTCTCTTTGGTCGATGTCTCCGCCAACATAATATGCCATAGTTTATTCCCTTATGTAAGTTCAACATAGCTCATTACGAGATCTATGCTTAATTCTGTATTTGTTTGTACGTACACGCTCATACCTTGACTTAACACTAATTTCTCACCTCCATTTACAACTCGTAAACTTTGATGAGGTGGTATAATTACATTTTTTATGTAGTATGCAGTATCTAAAGTAGTAGTATCAAGAATACGAACAGATGCAAGAACCATAGCATCAGTAATATTTGTTAAACTTAATCCAATTACC